TTTTTTTTACCATGGAAAATAGTTGGTACAAACACTCCCCAAGCGATTGGCTCGCAGGTCGAATCAGTCGCAAATCCTTTGAAGTCCAAGGGGCCTTCATCCACATTTGTCAACTCTACTGGGTCAAGCACGGGCAGTTTACCGCCCATCAAGCAAGCCTTGAGATAGGCAAAGACCTCCTTCAAAAACTGATTGAGTCCGAAATCATCAAGACCGAAGGCGACGAAATCCGTATTGAGTTCCTTGATTTGCAGATGGAGGACCTTAACAGGTTAAGCGAAAGAAGGAGGGAGGCGGGCCGTAAAGGAGGCGAAGTAAAGGGCCAAGCAAGTGCTAAGCAAACCGAAGCAAGTGCTAAGCAAAACCAAGCAAGTGCTAAGCAAACGGAAGCAGATAAGATAAGATTAGATAAGATAAGAGAAGAAGAGATAACAAACAAAGAAGAGATAAAGAACACTTGTGCAGTCTTTGACCAATTCTGGGCTATCTATCCACGCAAGACCGGGAAACAGGCAGCGTCAAAATCCTTTGCAAAGTTGTCCAATTCCGACCAACAGGAAGCCATCAACAACATCTCAAGGCTCTACTCTCAAACACCCGTGCAGTTTGTCCCTCATGCAGCCACCTACCTCAACGGCAAACGCTGGGAGGACCAAGCCATCCAACGTACCCCTAACTTCGCCTACTCAAACCTAACCTCCGATGATGAACCCTTACCAGTTGTCCGCTGAACGCAAACTGCTCGGCTGCCTAATGGACAAGTTCGTAAACCGAACCGTCCTCCTAACCCAAATCCCTGAACGCCTATTCACAGGCAACAACGTCCTCCTGTACAGGGCCATCGAATCCCTCCACAAAGCAGAGCGAGAGATAGACATCGTTACCGTCTACAAGTACCTTGCAGACCAAGGCCAAGCCCATGTCCTACTCGAAGGCATCGACCCCGAAGCGGGGCTTGTCAGCAACTGGAAGACCTACGCATCCGACCTCCACGACCTTTGGAAAGAACGTGAAGAAGCGAGAATCATGGAAGAACTGGCACACGATAGGGACATACCCAAAGCCTTCCAACGCTATCAATCCATCCAAGCCGTTGAGTCCAACGCCTCCGAATCATCTGCTCACGAACTCGCCAAGGACTTCCTCTTCAACATGAACGAGGTCCGGGAAGGCAGACGCAAGGACCAAATCTATCAAACCTTCATCCGACCGCTTGACAACATCTGCACCGGGTTCAAGCCGTCCGAGTTCATCCTCGTAGGTGGTAGGCCTGCGATGGGTAAGACACTGCTCGCTCTCCAAATAGCAATGAACCAAGCCATGGCCGATATTCCCGTCGTGTTCTTCACGATGGAAATGTCAGCAGACCAACTGACCCAACGTATGCTTTCCAACCTCGGAACGATGGACGGATCAGCGTTCCTCAAACCCGACGAGCGTATCACTACGGAGCAGTTCCTGACCTTATCACAAAAGGCTGATCAACTGAAAGGGAAGCCTCTTTACATCGTGGATCTGCACCAAGCAAACCTCGACCGAATCGAAGGCGAAATCGCTAAACTCAAGGCCAAGTTCGGGATCGTTGGCTTTTACCTTGACTACTTGCAACTCGTAGAACCTGCCAAGATTGACAAGCCCAAGCCAAAAATCGAACAAATGACCAACATCTCTAAGCAACTGAAATCAATCTGCAAGAGGCAGAAAGTGTTCGGGGTCGTGGTTTCTTCGCTCTCAAGGGCAACCGAAGGAAGGGCCGACCATCGTCCTGTCATGTCCGATCTGCGAGAAACGGGGCAACTGGAGTTTGATGCCGACAAAATCGCCTTTGTCTATCGCCCATACGAACACGATAAGAACGCAGAGCAGGACCTCATGGAAGTCATCTTCCGAAAGAACCGGAACGGAGGGCTTAAAACCGCCCAAGTTCAATGTCAACTGCCCTACACTAAAGCCAACGAATATCCCCTATGACCTTCGAATACACCCTCCAAGCCGCCTGCGTGAAGTTGTTCAAACTCTTAAGGCCCCACGAAGAAGGGCGGTTGTTCCTCAACCTCAACAACCCCCGAAGCCGAACAAACGGTCATTTTCTCAAAGGCATCGGCCTGACCGCTGGGGTTGCAGACATGACCTATTTGTCCGACAAGGGAGTCATCTTCTTGGAGTTCAAAGCCGAGAAAGGCAAGCAGTCCCTCTCGCAGAAGTGGTGGCAGGGGGTGGTCCAAGAGGCAGGGTACAGGTACGAGGTAATCCGAAGCATTGAGGATTTTCAAAAAGTAATTACAACCAATTAAACCAAACAAATAAACCCCCAAAACATGAGAAAATTAATTTTAGAACACAACGGCCTTTGCATCATTAACGCAACTTTGGAGCATACAGGCCATCAAGGAGGCGATGCAGGACACGGAGGATATGTGGCTATGACCTTTCAAGATATGGGGTCAACATCAATGGAGTGCTATGTGAACGACGACACATCAAGGGTTGAGCCAGTAGAAAAGATTGAAATCGTTTTCCGAGGCGACGACGAAAGGAATGGATTGATTAAGATACTCAAAGCCTTTGTAAGAGAATTAGAAGAAAACCCTACCTGTTAGGTTGCAAGTGTTGAATAGGTGTGTATATTTGTCCCATGCGATACCTACTACTGCTCCTGCTGACCGCTTGCACCAACGACCGCCCTTGGAAGGTGATTGAGGTACGAGCCAAGGGTAACGCCTGCGAGTATGTGCTATCCCGTTCAAACGGATTTGGACCGCAAATCAAGACCCTGACCGATTCGTGTGGGAGGTATCAACTTTTTCAAACTATACGCAATCGGGTATAATACATAGAAAAACCCAAAATTTATACGCAATCGGGTACAATGAATGAGAAATCCGTCAATAAGCACCCTTATCGCATATAATGAATGATTAATTAACAATTTAAACAATAAAAAAATGGAAATACACATCCCAAGTGAAGAAAGATTAAGAGTAAGTACAAACGGTAAAAGAATGTTTGCCGATGTTAGTTCTGCTCCGCATCAAGAAAGTTTGACAATTGAATTTTACGCATTTGCCAAACAGATAATAATGGAAAAAGACAGGACTTTTAAAATGTTCATCTTTAATCAAGACCAAGATATAACAGATTTTGATTATGGATTTTGGAAGGATGGTAAAATTGTCTGGCAGTCTTTTTAGGGTTGCCGCTAACTCGCTCATTCGTGAACAAATCGTCAGCCTACACGCTGACAAAACCTCCCCCATCGTCAGCCTAACCTTACCAACCAAACCCCAACCCCATGAAAACCACACCAACCGATTTCCGACGCTGGCAACTGCATATCCGCAAGGAGTGCGTCAACTGCAACCGCCCCGACAAATCCGAAACCATCAAGGCTTGGTCCGTCAACTGGACCCTGCTCGGTCGAATTCTTCAAGCCAAAAACGCCTGACGATGGAATGGGTAAAATGCTTGGACCGTATGCCGACACCTTACGAGCCAGTCCTGATATTCACAACCGACATGAATCAAGCCTATGCGTGGCTGGGAGATGGACGTTGGTACTACGAACACCAAACTTGGTTCCTGATCGAAGTAAGCCACTGGATGCCCCTACCCCCAAACCCGTTTTAACATGGACCTAATCTCACGCACCATCCTCGGCTACACGGCAGAGGTTATCGGAGTCAGTCCCGATGATATATTGAGCGAAGTCAAGACCCAAGAACTGGTGCTGGCTCGAAGCATCTTCGCAGACATCGCCTACTCCGAATACCTGTACACCTACTGCCAAATCGGGCGTATCATCAAGAGGAACCACGCAACCGTCATGCACAACCTCGAAATCCTTGCTAAAAACATGAGAGCAAGGCCCGACATCAAGTTTCTGCGTACACAGGTTCTCAACAGGACGAGAGATTTTTTGCAACATTAGGAAGAACCCCCGCCATCTTTGCGTGAGTGAACGCAGAGAACGTCATCCTTGACCTTTATCGCAGCGGAGAAATCCGCAAGGCTTGCCTCACCATTACGGGCGGCAATCCGCTTTGGAAGGACCTCGAACAAGAGGTCGTCCTGATTCTGCTTGAAAAAGACCCCGACAAGATTACCAAGATGCAGGTCCAAGGCTACCTGCGGTTCTACATCGTTCGCCTCATCATGAACCTGTATCGGGGCAACAACAACCAATTCGCCAAGAAGTACCGACACCACGACGAGAGGGTCGAGGTGGATCCCGAAACCCAAGAAGAAGGCAAGGACTACGACTCCCTGCTCGATGACCTTTGGGCCATTGCCCAGCAAGAGATGGACTCTTGGGCCAAGGACGGAGCGTTCCCGTACGACAAAGAACTGCTGAACCTACTGATGCAGACGGGGAACATGAAGGCCATGTCCCGGGAAACGGGCATCCCTTACCGGTCCATCATTTACTCAATCGAACAGGCCAAGGCCAAAATCAAAACTGCAATTGAAGCAAATGGATATACTGGTCTATCCAATCCTGATTAGTGCTTTAGCGACCCTTGCGGTCGTGGAGTTCCGGGTGCTGCCGGGATGGTTCTACGCTCTGCCCTTCGCCAAGCGGAAGCCGTTTTCGTGCATGACCTGCTTTGGCTTTTGGCTTGGGGTCTTGCTGACCCTGCCGACCTGCCAATGGTACTTGGCTCCAATCCTTGGGCTTGCCTCATCTGCCACCGCAATAATCATCCGGGAATGGACCTTCAAATGACCAACGACCAATTCATCGTGGCCCAAAAGCATCGCAAGTACTGGGACCAGTACATCGCTTCCCTGACGATGCGACTGCCACCCGATGCCGTTGGGGAACTGCAAGCCATCCTGACCGCTCACGGAAGACCCCCCACAAACTGGTGGTGCGCAGACTGCGTAAAATCGGCTCTTCAATACATTTACCTTCAAGCGGACTTGTTTGCCGAAGCCAACCAAAACACCATAACCCACCCCCTGAATGCCCCTGCCAATTCCGAACAATAACGAAAGCAAAGAAGGCTTCATCGGTCGCTGCATGAGCAACAACGAGACCAACGCAGAGTTCCCCGATACGGCTCAACGATTGGCCGTTTGCGGCTCAATCTATACCAAACACAAGAGGCAGCAGTTCGAGTCCTATGCCGACTATGGGGAAGGTATCAGGAACAATGCCAAGCGGGGGATAGAACTCAACGAACGCAACGGGAACAAGTGTGCGACGCAGACGGGCAAGGTCAGGGCGCAGCAGTTAGCCAGCGGGGAAGCCATCTCGGTGGAAACCATCAAGCGGATGCACTCCTACCTATCCCGTGCTGAAACCTACTACGACAATGCAGACGACACCTCGGACTGCGGTTACATCTCCTACCTCCTGTGGGGCGGTAAGTCTGCTTTATCATGGAGCAGGAATAAACTCCGAGAACTTGGCGAACTCGAAGGCGAAGGATGACGAAGCCCAAGTGCAGGCTCGGATGGATTCGCTTATGATGGTGATTACGACCCTGTGCGACTGCATCGGAGCGGTAGACGATTCCAATGCCCCAAACGCATTTGCGGTGAAGATGAAGATAGTGGACAAAATAGACGAACTCATAGACAAAATCGAATACTGATGGCAGGCCGACCCCCAATTTGGAATACCCCCGAAGAACTATGGGAGGCGTTTGAACGATACCGAGCCGAGAATAAGGCCAACCCTTACCGGGTGCAGGACTATGTCGGCAAGGATGGGAACATGGTTTACAGGGATAAAGAGCGTCCGATTACCTTTCGGGGCTTTGAGGGATACCTTGCAGAAAATGGCGTTTGCCATAACCTATCGCAGTATCGAAATGGAGATAGCGACCATCACAAGGAATTCTTATCAATCATTACACGCATAAGGCTGACCTGCGACAAGGATATGCTGGAGGGTTCAAGTGCTGGCGTTTACTCGGCCAACATCGCCTCTCGTCTGCTGGGCTTGGTTGACAAGCAGGAGAACACGGTTCACATTGAGCAACCCCTGTTTGGGGATGGACTTTAAGTACACGACCGCTATCAGCCGAATACGTCGGATGACGGCCCGGAAGAAGGTCATCCAAGGCGGAACAAGTGCAGGCAAGACCCTTGCCATCCTTGCGGTCCTCATAGACATCGCAGCCAAGAACAAGACCGAGATTTCGGTAGTTTCCGAATCTATCCCCCACCTACGAAGGGGTGCAATCAAGGACTTCGCTAAGGTCATGCAATGGACAGGCCGATGGGTCGCAGACCGATGGAACAAGACCCTGCTCACCTACAACTTCGCCAACGGCTCAATCATCGAGTTCTTTTCGGCTGATTCCGAGGCAAGGCTCCGAGGGGCAAGGAGGCAGGTCGTCTACATCAACGAGGCGAACAACATCGACTTTGAATCCTACTACCAGTTGGCAATCCGTACCAGCGAGGCGATCTACATCGACTTTAACCCGACCCACGAATTTTGGGCGCATACGGAGGTCCTGCCCGAACAGGATGCAGAACTGGTCATCCTAACCTACAACGACAACGAGGCCCTGCCTGATACCATCAAGCGGGACATCGAACTGAACCGTACCAAAGCCGAAACCTCTGCCTATTGGGCGAACTGGTGGAAGGTCTATGGCCTCGGTCAGGTCGGGACGCTTCAGGGGGCGATCTACGAGGACTTCGAGGTCGTGGAGGGTATCGATGTCAGCCGAGCCAAATTCGTCGCCCTTGGGCTTGACTGGGGCTTTAGCAACGACCCTACGGCACTCGTAGCAATATACCGCCAAGGGGACTGCCTGCTCATCCAAGAACTGCTCTACGCTACGGGCCTCACGAACCAAGACATCGCAGATAAACTTCGGACGCTGGGCATCACAAGGGCTTGGGAGATCGTGGCGGATTCAGCAGAACCGAAGAGCATCGAGGAAATCTATCGGTTAGGTTTTAACATCAAGCCGGCGGAGAAAGGTCCCGACTCGGTTCGGAACGGCATTGACATCCTGAAACGCTTTAAATTGCAGGTTACCAAGGACTCGACCAACCTCATCAAAGAACTGCGGTCCTACACTTGGGCCACCGACAAGGAGGGCAAGAACACGGGGGTCCCGATTGATTCCTTCAACCACGCCTGCGATGCGATGCGGTATGTGGCACTCAACAAGTTACGGGTCAGTAACTCAGGGAAGTATGTTGTGGTTTAACTTTGAGGCATGAACCCCGAACGCATCCTTGACCTGCTCATCGAAATCGGCAAGACGCTTGCAGCCATTTTCTTCATCATCACCCTTCTAACCCTCCTTTGGACCTTATGAAAGTCGTTCACTATTACCACATCTACTGCGGAGGGAACTGGCAGTTGATACTCAACCAACACATGATGGCGGTCTGCAATTACGGCCTCATCAATGTCTTGGACGAAATCCGTGTAGGCATCGTCGGTCCACCCGAACAACGCAAGGCGGTCAAGGAGGTGCTGGAAAACTCGATGGTGGCCGATAAGGTCAAGGTCGTGGTAACCCGGACCAACGCTTGGGAGCAGGCGACGCTGACTGAAATGTACCGAGCCTCGCAGGAAGAGGAAGCCGTGTACCTGTACGCTCACACGAAGGGGGCAAGCGACCCATCATTGATAAACCAGTTGTGGAATCGCAGCATGACCTTCTTTAACGTCGTGGCTTGGGAACGCTGCTTGCAACTGCTGGAAGGTGTGGATGCAGTCGGCTGCCATTGGATTACCAAGGAGCAGTTTCCCCACATGGCGGACCACAACAACCCCGACGGCTACCCCTACTTTGGGGGGACCTATTGGTGGGCCAAGTCATCCCACATCAAGGAACTGGGTGAGCCGGAACGCAAGCAGAGGTGGCAGGCAGAGCATTGGATTGGCAAGAAGCCTGACACCAAGGTCCACGACACCAACCCCGGATGGCCGGGTCCCGAAAAGTTTGTAATCACGTTTTAACCATGAAGGTCCCTATCCTCATTACCAACTTTAATCTCTACACTTGGCCGAAAGCGATGGTCAAGGAACTGCAACGGATGAAGGAATGCGGACCTATCATAATTCTTGACAACGGTTCAACTTACGGCCCTACCTTGGAGTGGTACGAATCGCTCAAAGGTAACGAGGACGTTTCGGTGGTCCGTACCGGGCAGAACTTGGGACATCTTGTGGCATGGAGGCTTGGGGTTGACAAAAGACTTAGGAATGACTTTGGCTACCCCGATTACATCGTAACCGACCCCGACCT